TCTACGTTGTCATACTTTGTTCTAAGTCGTGTACGTAAATCCATTATACTTGCTCTGTCATTTGGATTGGTACTAATATTACCATTCTTATCTACCTTAGCATAATACACCCTGCCTGATGTAGGGTCTATAGTTGGTTTGAAGTTTTCAAAGTTACTAAAGAACTCCATGTTCTGCCACATAAATCCTTCAAGCTCTGCACCTTCTGAGTATAGTTGTCCTTCAGGAACATTCTGTCTTTCAAGCATGCTTGTGTAGTCATCACTATATTGTGTCCACACATCATATAAACCTTGTGTATCATCTGCAAGGTTTTGCATATTCATTTTATAGTCACGAGGATTTAACTGTCCGCTTGTAAGAAGGTCATACATTACTGTTGCTTGTTCCATAGCAGAATTAGCAAAGCCTTGTATGTTTGAATTTAAAGTTTGATTATCTCCTTGAGGAGGTTCTTGTACATATTTTAAGTACTCGTCTTGAGCTAACCTTAACTCTTCTTTTCTACGAAGTCTATCCTCAGCTTCTTCCTTTAAAGAGTCTGAAAAATTCTTTGCAACATCAGCCCAATTAACTCTTGCTTCTTGGTCTCTCTGTACGTATTTATAAAATGTCTTTGCCATTGCTTATCTTTTAATAACCTCTTTGAAAGTTTAAATATTCTAAACCATAATCATCATATGCTTTCTTTATATATTTGTTATCAAAACTACCCGACTTAGACAGTCCATCTGAATACATATTCTTTGCATATTCAGGATGCTTGCTTACGACATATTCTCTAAATGCGTCTCCTTGTTTTTTATTACTAATAACAGAACTCATTTGAGGTAAATCTTTTTTAAATAAAGGTAGTTGTGTTGGCATCCCTTTAGTATCAAATGCTGTTCTTGGTCCGCTATCTAAACCTAAAGGATTAGCAATTCTATCTTGGTTTGCTTTGTCTAATAATTTTTGTCCTTCAGCAACATTTTGTTTAAATGCTTTTTTGTCTCTTCGGCTTCCTTGAGTAACTACCTCTCCTTTTCCGGTGAATTTATTAACTTTCATTCCATGCGTAAGGTTGTTTGCATCTGCTGCTCCCCTCTTCTTCATATATAAAGGAACAGTCTCAGCTCCTGCCATGGCAGCATCACTTAGTCCACTGATACCTTCTTGTATCGCCATCCCTTTTGCAAGTTCTGCATCAGCCATAGCTTGCTGTGCTCCTGCTACTTCTTCTAAGTCTAACTGAATATTAATATCATTTAGTCTTTGGTTTTCTGTAGCAATAGCTTGGTCACGTGCAACCATCTCTCCTTCTTGAGCCGCCCTTACTTTGTTAGCTTGGTCTAAGCTTCCGGCTAAAACTCTGCTTGCTGTTGCACCTCCACCTCTTTGGTCTCCCTCTCTTGAAGCATCCATTAATGCTTTACTTGTAACCAAGTTGGCTTCATACGCTTGACGATATGCGTCCTTTTGTATACCAAGCTGTTCCATGTAATTAACTTCCGTTCTTTTACGAGCCGCCTCCATTGCTGCATTAGCCGCAGCTTCTGCTTCTTTAATGTCCTTATTTCTTTGACCTGCTTGAATAAAAGATGCTGTCGCTCCTCCTAAGCTAATCGCTGCACTTGTGATTCCTAATGCTACTCCTGACATAATAGTTTTTGGTTTAATATTATATGTTGAGGTAACTCTTTATAGTCTAATGTATAGACATCTTTCTCTGCTTCCTCAACAGTTTCTTTATCTGTTTTATAAACACAAACCCACACACAATCTTCGTGCATATAAGCTACTCTTTGTGTGCCTGTTTCTGTCATTACTTTCATTGGTGCTTTAATTCTTTTTATTTCTCCTCCATCTGTTAGGATTGACATCTCACCTGAAAGAAAAAATGATGGATGGTTTTGTTTGTGTATAAAGCTAACCACTAACGAACCCTTCGGCATTAAGACTTCCCGAGTATACAAACCATTTTCAATATGGTGTGTAGTAGGAAATGCTTCTTCCATCTCTTCAGTATGATGTGAGACTGACCCATTTACCACAGCTAATTGCTGTCTAAACGACTCAATCTTTTCCCACAACAATCCTCTATATTGATGTACGCAAGATAATATTTGTTCGGGTAAATCCTTTTCTATTGTCTTAACTACATCCATGTTAAGTACAAAGATAAGAAATTTTTAAGGAAAGCTTTTCATTACTTGAGACTCTACTGCAAAAAGCTCTGTAGCTGTTACACTATCATTCGTTAATGTAAACTCACAGTAGTGTCCTAACATACCATGAGACTCAGCTATGGAGTTCTTAACGTACATACAATAGAAAGGTGCAGCAGGTAATGGATTAACCCCAAGAATGGGAGCGTTGTCTACCTTTATATTGTTTATACTGTTTTTTAAATCTATATTAACTTCTCTAATTGTTCCTCCCCATTGTGGTGCGTAAGTAGGAGAAACTCCAAAATAAAAGTAATCACCTACACTTACAATACTTCCAATAGGAACAGTAAGTGCAAAGTCTACGATAGCTGAAGGACCTCCCGAACCACTTACTGCAGTACAATCAGCTATACCACCAACTGAACGCAACAAGTACTCAGCATCAGGAGCAGGTGTAGTATTGGTTGCTCTTACAAAAGCAAACCAATCGCTTTCTTTTTTCTCAAACCATTGAGAATCAATATATCCATTTGTTTGTAAGTCTGTATTTAAGGTAACACTCCAAGCATCATCTGATTCAAGGTTAATGGTTTTAAATATTTTATTTTCTAAGGGAGATTCATTAAACACACTTGTTATACTTGAAGGACTTGACTCTGCTACCAAACCATAGTAACTATTTCTATTGGCATTAGTATTGTGTCTCCATAGATTTCCGTTTTTAAACGAATAAAAATAATTATTCATTCCTATCATCATGTCAGGAATGTAAGAATAGAACGAGGGAAACCCTTGAACACTCTCGCTATATGTTAGTGTGTACTCTGCCATTGTTTACCATTTTACTTTATCTGCCCAATATGCTGCAGACATTTTTCCTTTCTTTATGTTTCTTGAATGTCTTGCCTTAAAAGACTTTCTCTTTGCTTTCATTCTTGAAGACTCTCCACTTTTTGGTTTGCCTGCTGTACTTGCACCTTGCTCACCAAATCTAATTGTCTTAGTTCTACTGCCCTCCTTAGCCACAACTACGTGAGACTTCTTAGGATGATTAGGAGTTCGTTTAGGTTTGTTATAACCACTTACTCCTAAGCGTTTTAATATACCTCTATTTTTTAATTTACTTGGCATGACTATCTTTTTTTACCTTTATGCAAACCATGGTTAGCGTGTTGCTTTCCTGCACGTGTTGCTTTTCTTTTTATTCTATTTGCTTTAGCTAACTTACTTGTACCTCTTAATCTATCTATAGTTTTCTTAGGAGCATATACTTCTCCTGTCTTACTTGAAGGCTTACCACTTGCTGTAGTCCACTTCTGTTTAGTCCACTTAGATAAGCTTTTTTGTTTTTTAGTTTTAGCTCCTGTATATCCTCCACCTGCTGATTGATATTTTTTATTTGCAATCTGTGCTTTACGAGCAGACCATTGTCCGGCTTTACCTCCTTTAGTTCCTGCCTTTACCTGAGCTACTATTCTTTTTCTTAAACTTGGTTTGTTATAATTACTCATATCTTTATGGACAACTTCCGTTATTAATTATTACACTATTACTATCTATTTCAAACCACGCACCACTTGCTGTGCCATCATCCCATTTATAATATCCCGGTCCTGCCGCATTAGATAATCTTTGTTGTGCGTAAGCATCTGTGTATATTATATCATGAGTGTTTGGACTTCCTGCTACTCCTGTTACAGGGACATTATAATATAATCCTTCTACTGTTCCACTACAAGCTGCATTTTCAGTGGCAGCAGGTAAAGTTGTACTGTCAAAAGAAGTAAGTAATGCAGGACACGCAACCTCAATAGCAAAAGTCGTGCTTGGACAAGGAGCAAATATAGCTAAAGCTACAGTATTAGGTGATGGGTTAACTTTAGGTATAGCCATAACACAAGCTCCGGGTGTTCCTGTAGTTGTTTGAACTTGAGAGGCTGATATTCCAAAGGCTAATTGCGTTCCTGTAGAAACAAACAATCCTGATGAAACATCATATTCAAATTCATCCTCAGTGTGAATTACTCCTGCAAAAGGACTACAAGTTGCCGCAGTATCTCCTACATAAGTCGGAGCATTAGTCGGGGTTCCTCCAAGAAAACCATCATTAACTGAACTAAAAGAAGTATAAACTCCACTATCATATGTTGCAGTTAATCCTACAGGAATAAAAGTTGCTGATGGTGTTAAAGTAATAATGATTGCTCCTAAACTATTTCCTGCATCAAAGTTTAAATAGTACACCCCTCCATTTGTAGTAGCTGCTGAACGGCTTATAGTGGATGAACAGGGAGGATTACATTCAGGACATAAAATACTTCTTGATAACACACCTGCAGTTTGTAAACGTGTTATAATTCCATCCGAATAATATCCATCAGGAGCACCCGTAGTTAAGGATGCATCTATGTACACTCCTGTTGCTCCTGCAAAAGTATTCGAGTCTATGTAGTATGTTCCAAATGATGCCATATTATTTTATTAAGGTGTGCATGTTGTGTTAATGTGTTTAGTAGGAATTGTTGTTGTTGTACTTATTACTTCAAAACATCTTGTTCCCATTCCAATAAGAGTATAGTAAGTTCCTAATGTTAAAGCTACAGGAGATTGAACGTGATACTCTTCAAGACTATCTGCTGAGTTTCTCATTAGATACCAATGTTGTGTACATCCACAACAAGAATCTAATAGTACAGAGTCAAAACATAAATCATGTTGAATTGAATCTCTATAATCCCATATTAAATATAGATACGTGTTTACACCTGAAGGCATAGTAAATTGAGCCGAGTATCTGTTAGGAGCAAACGTAGTGATTAAAGGTGTGGCTTGCGTAGACGCACTAATTAAACTTTGAACAGAAGCAGGGTTGTTCGCATAAAGTGTATTTGTTTTTAAAAATCTAAACTTATCTGAACCTGTTGGGTCAAACACAAAGCTGTCTGCTCCAAGCTTATTAGAAAACATTGTTACTGTGCTTCCATCCGTAGGACAATTAGAATCTCCTGTTCCTCCTGTTAAACTTGTATAAGATGTTATTAAAGGGTTTGTACTTCCTGAAGCAAAGATAACTCCTGTCGAGTTAGTAGGAGAAACATACGTTCCATCTGTATAATTGTATTGATTATGTATACTTTGAAATGCTTCTGAGTTATTAGTAACACACACTTGAATAACTGTTAGTGAAACTACTGAAGGACACAGTGCTTGAATGCTTAATGTAGTGTCCACTGCATTTGGTGTAATAGTTATGCTTGCCTTAGTAACCCCGGGTAAAGACTTATTATAAGTTAATGAACCTGCTCCTGAAACATTTCCTGTAGATGAAGTAACAGAATTATAAACCACTGATATGTCTGCTATACCTTCTTGAATGTTGTAACTAATACCCGTTGAACCTACTTCTGAACCTAACTCTATACAAAAAGTATATGTCTTGCCTGCTTTAATAAACAAGTCTTGTAAGACTCCACAGCCTATACATTTTTCTTCAGCAGGTAACAGTCGCTCATTAGAAGATAAAACAAACTCATTCATGTAAGGGTCAAATCCTCCAAGTTTTTGAGTGTTAGGATAATCAATAAATAAATTTCTAAACCAAGACCGAAGACCTGCCTCAGAGATTACAGTTAATTGTTCATTGCTTCCTGCACTTCCTTTTAATCTTAATACAGCTCCACGTTTAGAATCTGTAAAGTATTTATCATATCCATACGCCACAAAACTCTCAGGATTATTACTAATGCCATAAGCATCTTGTCGTGCTACTTGTTGACCTAATACTTCAGGTACTGAGGTTACTGTACCTCCACCTACAGCATCAGTTAAAATGTTCTTACCTACAGTTACATAAGATATTTTATCTTCTTGTAGTGAAAGTATATCAGTAGCTCTACCATGTAGTACTTGTAACTCACCATAAGAATCTTCTAATGGAAAGAAGTTTAATAAACCTAAGTTAAATTCATTTAACTTATTTACATTTGATTCATCATTGTATACGCCACTATAAGTTATGTCTGCAAATCTATCTGCTTCTTTAAAGTCTTGTGCAGATACAGACACGACTCTATTACCAAGAGTTAAAGCTCTTCCTGTTAGTGAGTCTTGTATCTTATAACTCTCCACCCCATTTCCAAAAGCAAAACAATTAAAAAAGTCAAGATAAACTTCTCCTTGTTGTGTTGCAGTTTGGTCTTGGTTATCAGGACTATCCGGATTTGTTGTTAAGTGGTATCCATTCGCATCTATAAAGTAAGTCATGTTCCCTTCATAGTAAAGGTCGGGTGTAGTCTCTACAGGTTCTGTTTCAAAAACAAATTGACTTGATGCTCTAAACACTTCTATCTGACACTTAATCCATGAGTGTCTCTTATCGCTTGAGCCTGAACAAGTAGGAGTACCTGAAGACATCATGAATACTAAAGCATTAGGATTTGTTGGGTGAGTCGGAGTTGCTCTAAAAAATTGATATTTATTCTTAGAGTTTTCTTCAGTTATATTACCTGTACCTGTACCTGCTCCGGAAGGAGGAGGAGGATTGGTAAGAAAAATGTTAGCGTTACATGTCTCCCCGTTGTTGACTTCACAATCACCTGTCGTTAAATTAACTCCATCTCCTACAAACCAATCATAAAAATTATCATAGTTCTGAGATGAAACAAAAGACTTGTCATAATAGTAACTATCTTTTCCACATTTGCTACCCTTACCCTCTCTACTAAATTCAATGTCCATTCTAATTGTACTTCCTACAGGAATATCAAAGTCTTGTGTGGAATTGTTTGCGTTAAGAAAATATTTTAGTTGAGGATATTCTCCTTTATTTTTTTGTTCAAATTGACGTTTACCCAAATCTATTATAGAGTTACTATCATAGACAGCATCAAAGTTATTAGGGTTTACTTTTACATATACTCCTGATGGAGACTTAACTCCTATCGAGGGGGAAACTGAATCGTCTAAAGTAAAGTCAGCAGGCTTAGCTTCTTTATCAAGGATTGTCGTCCATACACATCCATTGACTGCACCACTACTATCTGCTTTTACTTTTAACCTATCTCCTTTATTTACTTTAGCTGCATTTTCACCCTCAAGTAAAAACCATATTGAATTTGTATCTACTTCTTCTACAAAGAATAAACTATATATAGTCTCATACTTATGTACGTTTTCTTGAACTACCCACTTGTATCTTGTTGCCCATTTTGGAGCAAGCATATCTACAGGAAGGGTTGCAAATATTTGATTCTTTCCTCCCGAGTTACCACATGGTACATGCACAGTATTGAACTCACTAACTAACGCAGTAGTAGCTCGATTAAAATTATCCATGTATACAATACCTACCTCATAATCTCTATCACTATGAAGGCTTCTAAGGTTGTCAGTGGTTTGCCAAAACGCATCCACAAATTGTATCTCATAATATTCATATAGATTAATCGTACCATTTACATAATAAGCTGCAACTAAATCTAACTGTATAATATTACTACCCGGATTAGCGATAATATTAATAGCCTGTCCTATAGCTGATATACCACTATCTACTTTGCTATATGCCCCAAGGTTTTGAGGTATCAAACAATTCATTTCATCTGTAAGAGTTGTCCCAAGACATGCGTCTGCAAATGGTTGTATGGTAGAATTAGTTCCTATTGCTGCTAAAAACTCAGGGCTTGTTGCAAGGTCATATACCGAAGCATAGTCTTGCTGTAAAATAAAAGAAACATCTATATCTACATTTGATGTAGTCTCAGTAGGAGGAGCTGTACCTGCAAATGAATCATGTCTAAACCTTATGGTAAAAGATAATACCGCTCCTTCATTTAAAAGCTTTCCTGTTAAATCAATAGTAAATCCTGCATTGTTTATTGTTACAGGAGTAAATACTGTATAGTTTACATCTACAAGTTGAATTAAATTAGCTTCAAACTCTTCTATTATAACAGCACTCTGCACCACCTCAGTGGTATAATTAAGTTTAATAGGATTGTCGTTAGCATCTTTTAAATCATAACCATCTATATAGTTACCATACATTAATCTATTACCCATTATTGTTTGTGCCTTCGCAAATCGTGGCACGTTATCATATAGTCTTAATATCTCTGAGCTTGATAAAACAGTATAGGTTTTGCTATTGTTAAACCTGTAAGTATAGTCTACATTATCTAACCACCCTTCTTCTGCTTTATTAAATTTTTCTATAACTCTTATAAGAGAACTGTCTGAATCTTTAAATAACAATTCTATATCTTTTACAAGAGGACCTCCTGCATTAAAAGAAACATCTACTTGATTATACAAGTTTGTCATTCCTGTGTTTAAATAACTTGTACTATCAATAGCATAGTTAGAAGCCAAGAACGCTGCCTTTGAGAATTGAGACGTAGCACTATATTCTCCATCCGCATATCTGTATCTATACGCAAAGCAAATAAATCTTTCTTTAATATAGTTTTCTTGATTAGGTGCATTAACTCCGGGGAAACTCCACTTCGGAGCCATTACAGGTGGAGCTTTAATTACAAGTAAATCATCTGCTAATGTAGACTCATCTACTCCACTTCCTATGGGGTTAGGGTCTGCATAGTTTCTTGTAATATTTATTTTACGAGGAGGATTGTAATCATCTGTAAAGAATAATAAATCCTCTACCATATCTACTCCTGTAATAAGATATTTAGAATTGAAGTTTAAAGTTGTATTAACACCACCACCATCATCAATGCTAATAACATGATAGGTTAATAAATTTGTAGCTACATTAAAAGATAAAATTAAATCTAACTTCCCTGTATTAGTACTACCTGAAAAGTTTGGGTCAGTAACAAACCAATATATTGTTTCTCTTGCTCCATCTTCAAATGCTCCTATGCATTTTGCATCATCACTTAATGTAACTGAGTTATAAGTAATAGCACTTAAAGCAGTGTTGCCTTTAGAGTTTTCTACTGAGCCAATCTCAGTATCTTCGGTAGAACCAAGACGGACATTCATTGCATCAATGTATTCTCCGTTAGCTACAAGTCTTTCGTCAATAGACTTGTTCATTCTACCTTTTATAAAATTTCTTTGAATGTTCGGCATTCTATTTAATCCATTTATCTCTTCCTCGTAGATTCATTAAGAGTCTACCCGGATGAATATTACTTATTCTAATCTTAGCATTACGAAGCAAAGCTGATTTACTTTTCTGTGCTCGTCTTACTATGTATTCCTGCACACCTAATTTACTATTTAAAATAGCATATTGAATGTATGCATATATGTAATCCTCAAATAATTTATTAACTGTAACATTAGAATCAATACCACCTTCCATACCATCTGACACATATTCTAAAATAATAGTTTCTCCTGCTACACCTGAGCTAAAGTTTATTACTCCTGCTTTATTATCTACTCTAAACGTAGGATTAAAGTTAGCAGTTTCTGTATTTAATCCAAACCTTGCTCCAATATTATATTCAAAATACCAAGCACCATCACAACAATATCCTTGTCTACCATTATAAGGACTATTCTCATTTAAGTAAATGCTTTTCTTTGACCCTGTTATTCTGTCATAATCAAGTTGAGAGTTTTGCGGTGATAATGCATTACCACTTGCATCAAACAATATTCTACAATCATTGTCTTGTAGATATGCTGTCGCTCCGTTGATTTGAATATTCTCAGTAAGAGGTCTTAGTACTTGGTCTTTATATAAAGATATACGAACCCAATTAACATAATCAGAAGGTAATACAAATCTTAATGTATCACACACTGTAAGCTCTAATGTTTTAATTTCTTTAAACGCATCATAGTTTAATTCTTGTATAGCTCTCTTTGCGTGAAATAAAACCTTATATCTTTCTTCGTTATTAACTAACTCATGGTTCCCATTATACATTAACATAAAGTTGTTAACAACATCTTCTAAACTAACGTATTGGTATGAACCCCAATTAGCATTCTCAGGTAAGTTACCTCCGTTCTCGTAATATTGATATTGAGTTAAATATGCCATGGTTATCTACTTTCTTCTTGAATGTTTTGTGTTTCTTCTGTCTTAGCAAACTGATATACTTCTGTTTCTCTGATAGAAATTCCTGCGTACTCTAATATCTTAACCACTAAGTATGGTTGGTCTGATAAAGGTAATTCAAAATCTTGATAATCAGGCTGAGTAGAATCAAACAATGGAGACCCTTGATTAACCGGAATAATTTTGTATGTCCACTTAGGGTCTTTAGGGTATCTAAAGTATTGACAGTTAACTTTCTGTCCTCCCGTTGCATTTATAGTAGAAGGATGAGCTGTAATAACATCTCCTTCCAAAGTGTATGCAGGGAAAGTTTCATTAGGTGCAGTAAGTAAAGAGTTATTTAACATAGTAATTTTAGTATGACTTACCTTTTCCATTTCTCTTAATGGAGTAGCAGCTACACCACTATTAAACAAAACTTTATTAATAAGGTAGTAATCACTACCTGTAGTAGCCGCAGTTGGGACAGTAAAGTTATTGTTTGATATATGTGTTAGGTCAGCACTAACTGAAAAAAATTCAATTACTTCTGCTAATCCTTTTTTTATATCAGCATAACCTGTGCCTGATTGTCTTGTATTCTCTTTATTAATTTGAAAGTTATACGTATAAAAATAATCTTCAAACAAATCTAATTGTGCTTGTTTAGCAAATAGATTAAAATCCTCCGGAGATATGTATCCGTAGTTATTCTTATTTATTATAGATAAAACTGTTTCTCTTACTGAGTCTATCATGTTTTATAGTTTATACAAAGATAAAGAAAAAAAAAGAGGATGTATTTTTTACACCCTCTCTTTTATAAGTTTAAATAAATTAGAATTAAGCTACTTCAATCTTTGTGATACTTGTAACACCTTCGTTTGCTACCGGAACCACAGCTTTATGCCATGAAGTCTCTGCTGCTTGTTGTAAAGATTCATTAATTGAATCAACAAATTCTTGAGTTGCACCTGTTGTTGTCAGTTCAAACTTCTTCGCTCCTGTAAGCTCATACATTTCAACTTTAGTTGCACTGTTTAATTTAACAAAAGAGATTGCTCCTGCGTTTACTAATTCCTTTCCATTGTCTGTAGTGAAAGATAAATATTTAGTTGCCATTGTTTAAAAATTTAATGGGTTAATAATACTACAAAGATACTTAAAAAATATTAAGGTAATTCAGGTTCTTCAGGTGGTTCCGGTACAGTAATTTTACCAAATGATAATGTTCCTGTAAAACCTGTAGTTTTAAACACAGGTTTTGCTATCAAGCAATATGATACAGGCTCTCCTCCTTCACCTTCACAACCTACTTGCTGACCTGTATATACATATTCTTCAAATCCCTCTTCGAGTACAGGTTGTCCCGGTGCTCCACAATCAGAACCCTGAAGAAATACTAAGTCTTGCGTACCACATGGTGTGCCTGTTGCCTGAGCGTAGTAACCGCGAAACTTTCCTTCTATTATAATTGGTTCCCCGATAGTGATAGTACCTAAACCTTCAGGCTCAATCGTTGCCGATAATATTACATCACAATCAGTTGGGTCAAAAGCCACAGTTAATTCCCAAAATTGCCAAGTGTTGTCTTCACAAAGTGAAGTTTCTGTAGCAGGTAATTCTCTTATAGGTATATCTATGAAAGTTTGATTACTGTTTATTAATGTTTCCCACTGTTCTTCAAGGTAAGTTTTTACTTTTCTTCTTGGGTCTTCTTGATTAAGAATCATCTGAACCACTCCTTGATTATTAAAGTCAGAAGGAATAAATGATATTGTTCCCTTAATATCCGTATGAATATATTGTAGATTATCTACAAGTAGACTTTCTGATATGCCTGCATCAGCGTCATATACAAATTTAAAATATTTTGCCATTGTTAAAAATAAATGTGTTTATAATATTACAAAGATAGTCATTAATTTTTATTGCTCTAATAATTTCTCGAGCATCTTCAATGACTCCACTCCTTCTTCAGTTTGAAAGTAAGAAGTTACTATATCATTAGCATCTTCTCCATAAGGAACTACAAGCATTCTCTTCTTATTTGATGGTGTATTAAAATATACATCACGACCTTTATTTCTTTTACTTAATAAGTTAGCTGCAAATAGTTTTCTAACTGTGTTATGTAATTGTAATTGTGGGTCATCTAAGATTATAGAAAAGTTATGTGGCTCTCTTCTTGCATACACAAGAATATCTCTTTTCATTTCTGCAGTAGTTACAGTGTCAGGGTCACCATTAAATAAAACTCTATACGCTTGCTCAAGCTCATCTATACTTAATGACTTTGCTCTTATCAATGCATTTACTTCTTCTTCTAAGAAAGATATATCTTCTTGTGCTTCTTGTTCCTTATCTATTTCCTCAAAGTCTATTCCGTTTTTAGGATGATAATATAAAAACTCTTGTAAAACAGGTTTATTTGTAGGGACAGTTAAAAAACCATCTTCAAATACAATAGGCTCAAGAACTACGTTTCCATCCTGTTCATCTTCAAACGGACTTCTCTGATTAGAAGCGTATCTTAATACTCTATTCTCTTGTTTCTCTTCGTCAAAATATAATAAGGCTGTTCTTTTAGACGTTCCGGTTGAAAGCGTCCATGATAATGGTGCTCGGTCTCTTGTTAATCTATAGATACGAGTCTTTGATGTTTGTTTTGTTTTCATTTGATTAGATTTAAAATTAAAAAAAAAGGGAGGGGATTAACCCTCCCTAATATATTATGTGTTATGATTTGAAAATAAAGAAGTTGTTAGCTCCAAGAACACAAACACATCTTTCAGATAGGAAGTGAACTTCCATTACATCTTTCCCTGATGTTCTTGCTCCTCCTGCGGAACCTGTAACCCAATTCTTATATCTTCTATCTTCTGTTTCAGAAGCTCTGTAACGAACGTGTAAGAAAGGACGCTTAGCATTCTTCCCAAGAATTTGGTCGTATACAGATGTAGAACCTGCAGGAACTAAAAGACCATTAACAACATCAGAAGTCAATCCTCCTCTCATTGTTGGGTCATTTAAGTATTTCCAATCAGTCTTGTAGAAGTCATAACCTCTTCGGAATCCTGAGAAACCTAAGTTAAGAGCCATCTCTTCATCATTGTCAAACAGTCCATAAGAAGACCCGTTTGCTCCATAAGAGTTTTGCTGAGCTAACATATCGTCAATATCAAAACCAAACTGACGATTCAAGAAAAGAGCATTCTCTTCAATAGAACCTTGTTTGTCAAGACGTTGTACAATAGTATCCCATGCATTTAATGTAGCAGGGTTTGTTCCTTGCCATACATTACCTCTATCATTAACTGTGTAGAATACACCTTCTGAACCTGATGGGTTTCCTAAAACAGTCGCTGCGATTGCTCCTGAATTTGCTTCTGCAGGAACTGTTTCAATCATTGCAGTCTCCAAGTAATCTTCAAAACGTAGTCTTGTTTCATGCTCAGACTTTAAATACCATAGGTATCCTGTTCCTCCATTCTCAGTTGTGATTTCAACCCATCCGATTTGTGCCATATCAGAACCTGATACTGCATACTTATCTTTAATAATGATTGGTTTGTTGTCAAAGAAAACATCATTAGCTTCTAAAGAGTCCTCCATAGAGTCGCTACCTTTAACAAATTCAGACCCGTAAATCATTATTGTCGCATCACTTGCTGCTGCAGTTGTACCTGCAGCTCCTTGACCACCACCTTCGTAGTAAGCTACGTCAAATGTACCTGCTGCATAATCTACAGATGTAACAACTGCTTTGTTAGAAGCGGTAGTAGCACCATTAAAGTCTACTAAAATTGTTTGACCTTTTCTAATTGCGATACTTCCTCCTGTAGGAACTAAAGTATCATTTACCTGCCATGTGGCTGTATCATCTCCTGCTCCTGCAGTTGTACCACATTGAGTGTATTTTGTGTGTAACCTTCCTTGCTCTGCCCATTTGATAAGGTCTGAGTTAGATGGCATTTCTGCTCCTACCATACGTAAGAAAGAAGCTACAGTTCTATTTCCGTATCTTTCAAATTCTCTTTCGTATGTGTCAGGCAGATATTGATTCATAAAATTAAAGCTTGCGTCCCCAAGATAGTTACTCTCAAGTGCCACTCGCTCTGATGAGGGTTGCAAATCGAACCCCGGTGTTGATTGTACTGACATTTTTTTTAGTTTTTAATAATTAATTTAACCTCGTTTTATACTTTTAATTCGTAAACCTCTACCCGAATCCGAGTTTATAGCACGAACTTTTAATCCATCTTTACTGACTGTCTCAGGTGTTCTGCGTGTTGTCATACTGACATTCTTTTGTTTACGCATTACATCATCAACCGCTTCAGACTTGCCTTGCTCATAAAAGAACTTAGCAAACTTTTCAGGATTCATAGCAATAGCTAACGACTTATGATAACCTTCTGCGTCATTTAAAAGACCATTGTCATCCAAGAACTTTGAATAAAAGTTCATAGGAGTTGAGTGAGCCTTTCTTAATTCTTCTCGGTCTCCGGGAGAATATTGAAAATTTTTATCATTAATGTTAAACTCAAAACCTTTGAACTCATTATTAAAGACATCATTTGTTTTCTTAGTAAACCATTCTGATTTACGTTTAGTCTCCTCCTCATAGTTTTTAGCATCCGCTAAGTATCGCTTATACTCATCAAGTTGTTCCTGTGTTTCTGTAGACACCCCAACCGAACTTGACTCAAGTGGTTGTTTATATGTCTCCTTCTGCTCAGTGAAATACTTTCGAGCTTTAGCAATTTCTTTTTTCTTTGATAGCCTTTGTTTTCTAATAAACTTATCTTCATCAATGTCTTCATCATATGAATACTCGTCTATCATATCTTTTACATCATCTCGGTCTATACCTTCTTCTGTACTTAAATAATACTCAGCTAACAAAGTGTCGTCTTCCATGGAGTCAAAGTCTCGTTGTAACTTAACATAATCATCCATGCCACGACCTGTATCTTTTTTATACTTAAAGTAAGCGGCTACATCTTCAGGTAATTCTTCTGATGTCTCACGCTCCTGCATTAACTCATCAAATGAGTTAATATCTTTTCCGTATCTTTTTCCAATATATGAAAGAACTTCTTCATCCGTTAAGGATGTTTCTTGTTTTGGTTCTGCTTCTTGCGTCTCTGTTTCTTGCGTTACATTTACTGAATCGTTATTAACTTCTTCAGCTTGCATTTTTTCTTCATGCTTTTCAAGCAATTCTTTTTCTACTTCTTGTACGCTTTTACTTTCACCTCCACTAATTTCTCTTACTTTTATTTCCATTTGATTTAATTTTGTTACAAAGTTACATAAAAAATACTACAATTTTTTAGCTACCTTGGATTGAACTCTGCGAAGTCAAATCCATCTAAGCTATCCTCATTAGACTCAAAGGTTTGAGGAGGTAGATTATTTTGTCTTTGATTGATTAATTTTGATTGTTGATTGTTTTGCTGAGTTATTCTTTCAGACTTAGCTTCTTCTCTTTGAGTCTCTCTATCTTTCAATGCTTTCTCACTAATATCACGAAGACCCATATTATAATTAAACTCTTCAGCCATAAGCTCACGTTTTAACGCTGCTTCCGCCTGCATCTTTTCTACTTCAAATGCAATCTTAGCTTGCTCTATTTGTATTTTAGATTGAGTTTCTAATTGTATCTTTTGTATATCAGCTTGGTCTTTTAATTGTTGTGCTTGCATTGCAGCTTGTTGTTGCATAGCTTGTTGTTGCATAGCCATCTGTTGCTCCTTAGCTGCCTTCTGTTCTCTCTTAACTTTTAGTAATTGAGTTGCAAGTTTAATGTTTTTAATCTCTCTAATGTCAATAGCATCTTCAAGATTAATATCATTCTTAGATAAAGCCATTTGAATATTTTGTTCAAGCAAAGCTTTTTGTTCTTCATCAGGGCTTACCTCAATAAATATACCAAAGTCATATATGTATAAATCTTTTATTTCATGAAGGATAGATACATTATACTTTCCAATTTGATTTACAAACTCATCTGCAAAATCAGAATACTCTAATATGTCTGCCACTCTATAAGTTAATGCTTCACCTAAACTTCTAATTAGATATAAACTTCCATCAAGAATATGTCGTGTAGCGGTATTACTATTTAATGCCGCAAGCTTTTGTAATCCAACTAAAGAGTCAGGGTTAGGAGTAGAAGCATCTCTTGCTTCATTTAATCCTGTTACATCCCTAATCATACTTAAATAGTAGTTATAGTTTTGAATTAACATCTGCATTTTATTTGCACCTGAAGAAGAATTTAATTCTCTAATAGGAACTCGTGCTTGATTAAAGTCTCCATCTTGTGTATAACTTCGACCAATAACACTACCCGTTTGAAAGTATAGTCTTAATGCATCTTCCGGGTTATAAGCATTACCTGTGCCTAAGTCTACTTCATTTAATCCGTCAGCATCTATAAACACTCCATCAGGAACTACTCGTGATAATACCTGCTGTAGTTTTAAATGTGTTATCTGAATTAAATCAGCAAATGGAATCATTCGTCTTACTAAAGATTCAATAGCTCCTTTATACATTCTTGGTGCTACTGCAACATAGTTAGGTAAAGCGTGTTGTGTTGCTGACTGAGGTCGTACCATGTTTTTAGCAAGCTCCCACTTTAACATTATGTTAGTTCCCATTACCATTACGCCATCATACCACACATCAATAGTCTTCTCTAACTTTTCAAAGTTACCTTCCTCCATCATATCTTCAGGTGGATTGAAAGTATCGTCTTTCTCTATTATACGTGAACCACCACCATCAAGGTTTTTCTTTTTATAAACCATTTTGCTTGTGGTCTTGTAATTAAAATACATAACAGTGCAAGTATCTTTATAAAACATGCTGTTCTCATAGAACTGTGCTGTGTTATAATAATTATACCAACTCTGACTATACTGACTAATTTTTTCTAAATCTTCGTTAGTTAGGGTAGGGTCTATTTTTATTAACTCACTAATAGGAATAGTTTTAATTTCACCCCAATAGAAACAATCCTTAAAGTGTGGGTCCTCAGTATAACTATATACCACATTAGCCGGGTCTACATATTTTATTTTAACTCCATCTCCAATAAGGAACTCATGTTTAGTCATGGCTACACCTAATACCATTAAGTCATAGTCACATCTTTTACGCAAGTCATTGTAATGGTTTGCTTCAAGCAAAGTGTTAATAGCTTCTTCCTCTGCTATCTCAATAGCAGGTTTATAATTGAGTTGCATGTATAAAGACAACTCTTCATCTGTATTAGGAAGCTCCTCTTTATTTACAGTAAAAGGATTGATTTTAAAATTCTGTTCTATGTTTTCTAAGATAGGCTTTGCTATCATTTGAGAACGAATTAAGTTTTTGTATTTACTTCTTTTACCTTGAGACAAGGCATCCTGTGCATATGCTTGAACTTGAAATAGTCTATCAGACATTCCATTAACAACAATGTCTACAAACTTCGGTATAATAGGAACGGGAGTCCAATCAAGATTTAGATAAGATAAATCACCATCAATAGCTAATTCATTTTTGTATTTAGCAATAGGTTGCTCCCCTCTTGCATACAATCTCAACCTGTTAAAGTTTGCAAATTGATTATAAAATCTACATTGATTACCTGCTTTCCTAAACCACTCATATTGAATTGCTTGTCCTATTTGTAATCCGTATTGAACAGTTTTCTTTTCTGCATCAGATACAAACTGATTTGGAAAACCTACGTCATTTATATTTATCTTTACCTCTTCCATTATTTTATTAATTCACTGATTCTTCCCTTGTTATTATACCTTGCAAAGTTAACGCTTATTTTTGACTCTTTTTTCTGAGGCTGATATAAGTGCTTCTGTATAGCCATTATAGCTAATCCGGAGCTTATTGTTGCATCATATCGAGTTCTATTATTAATGTCAAACTTTGCCCAATCTTCTAATGTTCTTGTGAATAACATAGACCCCATGTCATCTTTATCTCTATAAGTTCCTTCCATATCTATACCTACATGCTTTTCAATGTATGACTCTACTGCTGAAGCGTGAGATTGTTTCACATCTTCAGAGCTATTAGGTATACCACCTAACTCCCTTTCTGTCTTAGATAGTTTATTATATACTTTATCAGGTCTATTCATAGAGAATCCTCTATATCCTCTATTCTTAAAGTGATATAACAATCTTGGTTTATTATTCTCTGCAAGTATTGGCATACCATAAAACACACAAGCCATTAATACTTCTTCAAAAAATATTTCTGCAGTTTGGGGTCGTGCAACATACTGTAAAAAAAACTCATTGCTTGGAGCATTATCCATATTGAATTTAGTTACACCATGTAACGCACCATTAGAACCACCACCACCTACTACACCCGAGATGTCATAAGAGTCACAACCAAATGCACCTAAGTGTTCATTGCCCGGATATTTAATTCCATTTTTAACTACAACTCTATTTTGTAAAGCTTTCTCAGGTGTCCAACTAACAAGGAATCTTCCTCGTATATCAGGACTAAACACAACCTTAGTATCCTTCTCTCCGTTCTGCCAATGAAAAGAACCTCGTGTTAAATGATGTTGTGTTATTAAAGAATCATTATAATCTATTTGTTGATATATCTTAGTTAAGTTAAACAATGAAGAGTTGCTTTCATCTCTAAATGCATGAGACTCTGTTCTTGGAAATTGTCTGTAAAATTCATTCAATGCATCAGGGTCTCCCTTTAAAGATGTAACTTCATTCTCCCAATAGTCTATAGCTCCAAAGTCAATCATCTCATCATCCACTCCTCTAACCTCTTTGCTTGGTGTTCTGAATACAGGATATCCATACCTGTCTATAAAGCCTTCCATGTTCCACTCCATAGGAATAAACAAAGAATACATGCCACTCTTTGTCATACCATTGGAGTTTCTTTTCATTACATTAGAACTTTCGTATAACTTTTTAAAGTTACTTCCTCCCTTGCTTAATGCATTTGATGTAGAACCCATCATGCACTTACCAATTATCTTACTACCTAACCTTAAACAAGTTTTGGTTACCCTCCAATTATTTAATATATCATTTGGCTTTAGCCATTTACCACTCTCATCATGTACAAGTAATAATAACTTCTCACCATCATAAGAGTTGTCATCTGTGTTCTTCCAATCTATTGTAGTATCCAATCCTTCCATCTCATCATCACCTACTTCATGCATATTCTTTTTGGTTATTTTAGATGCAGGTATTCTATAAGCAAGCTCAGTCTTTGGTCTGTCCATACCATCTTGAATTGGTTTAAAAAAGAATGGTAAGTGTTGAGATATAGGTACTACCTTATCAGTAAACATCTTCTTTGCATCTGAACCTGTCTTAGATAGTATGCCTACCCTTGAGTCTCTCGCTATGGTTGCGGTATTAACTGCTTCTGCTGAACCCATAAATGAAAAACCTGAACGCCTTATCTTTAAATACACCATACCAAAACATCTTTTGTCAGCTTTGCAAGCTTCCCAATATATAAAGAATATTCTATTAGCTTCTCGGTAATCCGGATACCCTACATCAATCTTAGTCCATTGAAGATACATATAGTGAGCACCTGTAATATAAGTAGGTTTATTCTTGTTTATAAACCAATGACCTTCTTCTCTGCGGTCAAACTCTTCTTCAATGTAGTCTACCCATTTGTCTTTAAACTCTCGTGGCATTTCATTCCATTGAAAAATACTATTTATTCTATCTAACTCTTTAGGATAATCCTTTCTATGCCAATAATTAAATGGCTCGTCAACGAGCTGTTGAGGTGCTAAAGGTAAGGCAATGTGCAATCCACTAATACAAACCACCTCACCTATTTGTCCGGTGCGAGATATAACTACAACATCAAAGTCTTTGTTATACCCATAAGTCCATGATTTTCTCTTATTATGTTTCTTAATATGAGAAGATGGAATATAGTCTTTAACTACAGTGTATAAATTATTTAGACCTTCTTTCTGCAAATCCTTGTTTTGTATCTGTTCGTGTTGTTCCTTTACTCTCGTAATCTAATCTTTCTTTTTCTTCATCTATACGTTTTAATATATCAAACGCATCTATAATGGCTAACTTCTTAGTAGCTGCAGCGTTCTTTAATCTATCTGCAGCAAGTTCATCTTCAGGGTCAGGCTTTATTATTTCCTCTTGAGCAACTTTTATTAACTCCTTTACAGCTTTTTTACCTGCTGCTATTATTTTTAATTTAAGTTCACTTGATTCCATTACACTAAAAATGTTATATTGTTAGTAAACATTCTGTACAATACTTCGCCATCTACCCTAAACTCATACTCACTCTCAGGTTCAAACCCTACTTCATCCCCTTCTTTAAGTCCAAAGTTTTTTAAATCTTCATTAATATATTTAACAGTTCCTATTAAAGGTTCGTATTGACCTGTCTTATATATGTCTGTATCTTTTTTGGGTAAAGGCTTTATAAAACAATTCTTTCCATAAGCCTTCCATTTACCATTTTTTTTATACATAAAAAATTGGTCGTCCTCAATAAAGAACAAATCATCTTTAAAAAAACTTCTACCACTCCTCCTTCTACCTTTAATGTCATTATAAAACTTAAAGACATTATGGTGAACAAGCAAAGTATCTCCGGGCTCTATCTCTCCTTTATAGTTTAAAGGTACAGATATTACCTCAGCTTCTCTATTAGAAACTTTATAGTTTTCTTCTGAAGTTCCAATGATTACATTGACTCCTTCTACATTTTTTATATTGTCATACCTCCTCCCATTATAGGGACGAACTATAAACCTTTCAGGTGAACGCATTTTATTTTATTTAAGTATAATTGCAGTAGTTGTTATGCCACTCACTAATCCAAGTCCAAACCAAAATAACTTTCGGTCATAAAATTTCTTTTCATCTTTTATAATAATATTAGACAATCCTATTGTACTAACATAAGGGTTGTCATAATCTACCATAACAATAGGCTTAGGTTTTTTAAATAGTCCTTGAGATTTAAGACCTATGTTTACATTCATAGTATTAAATATCTTCAAGCTATCTACCACTACCCCATCTTTTTTTACTCTACCCCCTATGGCATAGTATTCGTCTAAGATACTAAACTTACGAGGAACAGTAATAGAATGTAAATGTTTTGTAGTATCCATATACACTGTATCATATTTAATTACAATACTATCTTTTGTATAAGGAATAAAGATACTATCAAGCTTTGTAACAGTTTTTACTTTTACATTGCTTTGTAGTTTTTTTAATTTTCTGTAGGCTGTCCACCCATAGTCAATCGCTTGCTTTTGAGTTAAAATGATTTGTTCTTGTTCTGCAAGTAGCTTACCTGTTTCATCTCTAAGAGTATCAAAGGACTGTCCTTCAATATTTAGTTTACTAACTTGTCTCTCGTAGTGTTTTAACTTCTTGTAGTTACTCCATACAGCACAACCACTCATGCATAACAATAGAATAAGTATTGCTATAATAATATTTTTAATAGTGGTTATATCATTTTTATTTTCCTTCATCCTTTGGTAAAGCAATTAAGGAATCTTTAGAGCGTAAGAATAATAAAGATACTGCTAACCATCCACTCATATCTGTGCTATCAGCCTTACCTGTGTAAATCATTACAAGGCAAAAAGACATAATTAAAAGTCCTACGATTGTAGTAACGTAATTTGATATTAATCTATTTTTCATAATTAAAAGTTTATGTTATATTCTATTGAAATAGGGATTTGAGATGTAAACTCTTTCCATAAAACTACTTCATTGGACCTTATAATCCAAATCTTAAATGATTTTTTATCTACATCAAATTGAATAAGATGTATCTTGTGACTTCCATTAAGCACATCTTGACCAACCAAGTAGTGCATAGCTCCCGACTTATAGTCAGGTCCAACAGAAATCTTTCTAATATCCATTATTGTTTTATCATTAAGATGCCTGCTACATTTAGAGGAGCAACTGTTCCTGTACCATCAGTCATGTATACATCACCTCGTGTCAGTCCTGCTGCACCTGCTGTGGCATCATCTTTAAACCCTCCACCTACAGCTCCAACAAGAGGGAAGTTTATTCTCCCTTCAATCTGAGCGTAAGTAGTTGAAGCGTTACCAATAAAAGTTTCATTGTCTTGTACTCCTGTTTGCGTTGGTCCGTATGGAATGTTTACAGCTCCATTAGATAAAACAATAGCATTAGTAATAGAAGTGGTTGCACCTGTATCTGCATCTGCACCAATAACAATACTCGAAGCTAAATCTGTTTTAGCTGTACCTCCATTCAAAGCATTACTTCCAATTACTACTACACCTGCTGCATTTGTGGTAACTTCATCTAAAGCAGCTTGCCCAATCACAACATTACTACGCATAGTATCTGTTATGTTCTTACTTGCTTGATGTCCAATCACAACATTACTAAACATAGCTGATGATTGTGCTCCTACACTTGCAGTGAAGGCTCCCATTACAATATTATTGTTTGGTGCAGATGTGGTGTTAAACATTACACGTCTACCCATTACAATATTATCGACAACAGAAGTTGTCTCTGATGATATACTCTCATCACCAAAAATATAATTACCATTAAGCGTCCCATTTAATGCGGATAAGTTTCCGTTACCCATGATAACATTGCCTATCCCTCCTGCCACATTTGCTGCATTGTTTCCTCTACCTACTATGACAGTTTGACTATGTAAATTTGTAATTAAATTATTTGCTCCTATAGAGAGATTAGTTCCACCACCTAAAGGATTCATTCCTTCTTGAACAAATGTAGAACCTGCACCAATACATTCAAAGTCAGGAGTAGTAAACTTTGTAGCGTTCACTCTTCCTGCTGCAGTTTCTGTTAGTAAGATTGATTCACTTGCTTGATTAGATGCGTCCCCAACAAAATATTTATATTGATTTAAAGGTAGTAAAGGACCCGGAAGTGATTCCCAAACTAAATCACCTGCAAGGTTTTTGGAAAGTACTTGGTTTGCTGTTCCGAGTGAACCTGCATTATCTTGAATACCTCCTGCCGCCATTATATTGCAAGTTATATCTCCGTTAAGACTAATATCGTTTACTGCACTGTTACCGGCTGCTAATACATCCGCTAAAGGAATGGCTGTAGGGCTAACTGTTTGCCACTGCAATCCTGTACCTGTAGCGGTAAGATATTGCCCTGCAGTTCCTGTAGCACCTGCACCATCTTGAATGTCTGTAGCATCCATTAGTGGAGTGCTAACTTGAGTAGTAGCATTAAACACATCTCCATTAACATCCTGAGTTGCAGTTAAATTAGTGCAAGTTATGTTTCCTGTAAGGTTAATGTCTTGTGTTGCAGTGTTACCTGCATCCAAGACTTCTTGTAATGTATTCGCTCCCACTGTTTCCCACACAATTCCTCCGGGTTGAAAACGTAAGTATTGTCCTGCTAATCCTGTACTTCCTATGCTATCCTCAATGTTAGTTGGTCTAACTAATGGAGTAGTAACCGAAGTATTACCTACAACAAGTGTTCCTGTTACGCCTGCAGTTGCTACTAAGTTTGTACAGTTAACATCACCTGTAAGGTTAATATCATTTGTCGCAGTATTACCTGCAGTTAAAACTGCTTCTAAAGTATCTGCTGCTCCTGCTCCCCACGCAAGTGTATTGGTTGCACTAATAATAAGTTGCTGTCCTGCTGTACCTGTTAACCCATTATTATCTACAATGTTTGTTGGGATTATGTTGGTACAAGTTATATCACCTGTTAAAACTATATTATTAGTTGCAACATTTCCTGCTGTTAATACTTCTTCTAAAGTATCTGCAGGTGTTAAACCTGTAATATCCCCAAGAGTAAATGTCTTGGTTGCATTACTATCACTAACATCTGTTCCAATTAAATAATCATCTAATGCAGGTGCTGCTGCAGGATACGCACTTTGGTTACTTATCTTTGACATATTATTTCTTTTCTGTCACCTCTCCTGTTTGTAAGTTGATAACAGAATCAGCTCCGTATTTACTAATTAATTTCTGTTCCTCAATAGCAAAAGATTGTCTCAACTTATCCACTTCCTGTAACATTCCATGGCGTTTTAGTTCTAACTCTCCAATAGCTAATTTTGCTTGAGTAAACGAATTGTTCAATTCCTGAACTCTTTCTAATTCTTCTTTAGTTAATTTCATTGTATTTAATTTTATACAAAGATAACTAAATAAAATTATAGTAAATCACTTTCTAAAAGAAGGGTATATGTAAAACTGTTTCCGTAAAGTCTTGATGAGGTTTTGCATAATGCTATAAAATCATTATACTCATATATAGATTGAAAGACCTGACAGCCTGCACTGTATTTATCTACTGTGTCTTTCTCATGGTAAGGATGTGACCGGTGAATGTTTATACCAAACATCCCCCACTCCTTCGTTGCGTCATCATAGTCAAGTATCTTATCCTTGTTGTCATCACGATATACTTCTACATTAGCAAGTCTCTGACACAACGCTTCGTATCTTGTTCTTCCATGACCATCAAGTTTATATGTACTTCTATACTGATTAGGAACAAGTAGTGCTGTTCCCTTTTTATTCATAGGATTTTGTAACCAATACAAACCTGCATCTGTAGTAATGGTAAACTCATTGATAACCCACTTGTCAAGTTTTTTATATATAACAAGCATATAGTCATCAAAGCTATTAGCTACTTGATTAGGACTTCGTACTCCTATTATGTTTAAGTTGTAATTTCCTTTAGTGAAGAACGCATAGTTCTTTTCTTTGAATACTTCTTGCACCTTAGCAAGAGTCATTTGTTCTATTAGAGTCATATTTTATTTAAGTTGGTAAAGCCTTTCTTCCATTTTCTCCATCCGAGATTTTATTTCAGTTATCTCATCTTTAATGTATTGCATATCAGCGTTCATTTTTAGAACGGCTTCTCTTACAACTTTATCATTTTCATTCTTAGGAAGTTCTTTTGCTTCTTCGATTTGACCATTAAGGTGAAACCATATTCCTGTTACTGCGACTACTGTTGTTACAAGTGAAAGTAAGTTAGCAGGAGTAAAAGTTATTTTAGTTTTTTCTGATAGATTCATGACATAAAAAAGTGTCTATTAATTCATTGTCACAAATATACAAAATTATTTTTTTACTCTATAGGAAGACTCCAATCAGCAGAAGCAACAAGCTCCACTGCATCAGCATGGTTCATTGTGCTAACAGGAGTAACACTTCCATCACTAATAAAAGTAGGTGTAGTGTTCCATGAAGTTATAAACTCTGTATTAGCAATGTTGTATCTAACTGTTTCTCGTGAGGTGGTTGATATTTGTGAGTAATCCATTTTATTAAGGTCACTTACATTTATCACTGCGTAAAAATTATATGTACTTCTTACTGCCATAGTTTATATATTAAGGTGTATCATTTACAAAAGGACCCTGAGCAGGGGGAGATAAGTAATTGATAGCGATTGCATTATCCGTAGCTCCTGAACTTCCTTGATTAGGAATAGCAGTTCCACTTCCGGGAGGTGTGTTGTTATCTCCGAATCTGTACCACAAGTTTGGTGGGTTAGTTAATTGATTTAAGTTGCCGGGCTTTCCTGCACCGCCTTGATTATAAATACCTAATACATCTGAGGAACTTAATTTTATACCACTCCATATGGCAAACTCATCAATATGTCCGTAGTATGTAGGTAGATAATTTGAAACCGCATCCTCACCTATGCCTATTTTTGACGTAGATGTTGGTGCACTTGTGATACCAAAAGTAGATTGCATAGTGTCTGTTCCATTAGAAAGAACACCATTTATATACATGTCTACATAAGTGTAACTTACTCCTGTTGTTAAGTCAACTGTTATTGCTACATGTTGCCATACACCTGCAGTTAAAGCAACAGATGTTTGTTTATGAAAATTTCCTTGCTTTATAGAAAACTGTAGTTTACCCCCTGCTCTTAAAAAAGCAAAGCATTGTGAGTTTTGTGCAGTAGTGTCTCTTGATATATAAAAAACTATTCTATGGTGGGTAAAGTTATCAGGTTTTAACCACATACTAATAGACCACTTAGAATCTCCATCAAGTGTACTGTAAGGTGTAGTAACGGACTGAGCATATTGATTAACACCATCTGTAAGCATAGACCACGCATTCGCAGGTTGAGGTGGTGTTCCTCCTCCCCCTCCGGGAATACCTCCAACAATGGAGTTTCCTATTATGTTAGCGAGTCCTGATAGATTCATCTCTTACCACAATGCGATTATGTCTGCTGCTGCTGTACCTGTGCTATTAACACGTATAGTTTGGACAGGAACAAACTGTCCTGTTACTAATCCTTTAAATAATACAGTGTCTCCACTAACAGTAGTAATGCTTACATCTCCACCTGAGCCAATGTATAATACACACCCGTTGCTTGGTAGTGATGATTGTGCATATAGTTTATAATTTGCACCACTTGCTATAGCAGGAGTTACATTTAACTCATTGTCACTTACAACAAAGTTTACTTTTGAAGCAACAGTGTTACTACTATCATATATAATATCACCCGGTTTTACACCCAATGTATTAAAATTTTGATTTGTATCGTTTAACTGACTTGCTGTAGCAGACGTTGTTGTAGATGACACCATTAATGATGCAGGATTAGGGATGTCTACATCATCACTTTTTATAACAGCTAATGCAGACCCGGCTTGTAATTTTTGATATGCCATTGTTTATTTTTTATAAGGTACAACTTTATTTAATGCGTCACGTCTTTTCCCACAACCACAATCCTCAACTCCCATAGCTTTAGTTACTTTCTTTACTACAGACTTAATGCCTGTCTTAGTAGTGAACTTTTCTATCGAGTCTCCAAGACCTTTTGATGTGTTGTTATCCATTACTTTTTAATCAATCCTGATAGATGCTTCTTCACATAGTTAACGCACTCAGGATGAGAATGACGATAAGACATTCCTTTGTCTGCTCCATAAGAGTGACCATACATTTTTTTAGACATAGCTTTACTTTCGTCTCTTCTGTCTTTCATTGATTGCTTGTGAGCTCCTTTGTGTCTTCCACCTATTGACTCATCAAGTCTTGCGTTGTAACCTTGCTTTTTCATTTTTAAAAATTTTTATTTAAACAAAGATAATGATAAAAATTAATATACTTTAGATTCCGGTCTTTAACCACTGAAGCTTTTTAATACCTGAACCTGTATCTCTGTTATAACTTCTTGCTTTTCTTTGAGACTCATTCTCTTGTCTCTGTTGTTTAGATGCTTCTACAAACTTCAACATCCTTTCTTTCTTCTCTTTATTTTTTTTCTCCATGGACTTTCTCTTCGTAGACTTTAGCTTATCTCTTTTTTCTTTAGCCATCTTTGTTCTTGATGCAGCTTCCTTTTGATATTTTTTATAAGCTTCTAATTTCTTTTTCCTTTCCTCTTTGTTCTTTATTGCCATGATTAAAATATTGGAGTGTGTGAATGTACCATAGCATTCATCCTCTCTCTATTGAGAAAGGATATGAATGCGTGTATTTGGTTTATTTTTTTTATCATCCGCTTTACGGGGCTGTTCTTCTCATTCTCCTCGCTCTTTTTTCTGCATTGTATCCGCTATAGTTCTTTGACTTATAAGTAACTTTGCTTTTGTCAGCAGATGAACGTGAACCTGCTCCTGCACGAGAACTTCCTCCTGCTCCTCCGTAAGCTTTTGCTCCTTTTTGTTTTTGCTTTTGAGCTTGCTTCTGTTGGTTAGTTAGGGAAGTGTTCTTGTTCTTGTTTACGTTTTTGGTTTTCGTAATCTTAGTTGTCTTTGTTACGTTGTCACCTGACAGTCTTCTATCTCCTTTTACGTTTACGCTTTTAGTTCTAACGCTTTTCGCAACTGATGAGATTCTTTTTGCTCGTCTATCTTTTTTGTTTTTCAAGATTGCATCTGCTTTCGCATCTGCTTTAGCTTTTGTTACTTTACGTTTGTTTTTCCCTTTTGCTTTAACAGCCTTTAACTCGTTTTTTAATTTAGCTTTAGCTATTCTTTTCTTCATCCTCTTTACAGGGTCACCCGGATTAGGAGTAACAGCTAAAGGCGAAGACATGTCTCTTTTGTATGCCATGATAAAAAAATTTTAATTTATATATTTGTAAAATACAAATTTAATTAAATTTATTTTAATGGCTCAAGATGACTACCTCAAGTATTGGAGGGTAATCAGATACTATACTTTGCAAAAGTATAAGCTCAAGACTGCGGAACTTGAGATGCTACTCTTCTTACGTTCAGAGAAATACTTTACCAAACAAAAGTTTAAGGAGTTTGATGAACTACTTCCTTGGAGAGAGAGAAGGTTTGACGAACTACTACGTGACGGATGGATTGAAGTATTCTCCAAGAAAAAGAATCATACTCACAAAACAATATACAAAGTATCGTTTAAGTCACAACGTATGATGACTAATATGTATAATCAACTTAGTGGTAAGGAACTATCTGAAGAACCTTACATCAATCCTATGTTCAACAAGAATGTAAAGTACACCGACAAGGTGTACCGAAACATGATTAAGAAAATGAATAAGATTACAAGACAACAACAACGTCCCTCTCAACAATGATAGTTACCTTCTCATTGTTAAGCATCATAGAGTAGCCTGTACGTTTATCAAAGTAAATCTCATCTCCCTCCTTTATATCCTCAACTGTTGTTCCCGGCTTTATTACTTTTGCTTTCTTATATCTAAACTTATCTACATCATGTGCAGATAGTAAAAGACCTGATGAGGTTTTTATTTCCTCATCAATAGGTTTTATTATAATATATTTATTAATTGGTTTCATAACTTCTCGCCATTGTTACTATTGCATTTGTACTTAGTATTGTTGTCGCTACAGACATAGCATTGATAAGAGCAGACCTTGTTACTTTGGATGGGTCTATTACTCCCATCTTTATCAAGTCTCCTTTCTTTTCATTCTTCACATCATAGCCATGGTTCTTCTTTGGTATCTCTGTATATATATCCTCAAAGTTTTTTCCTGCGTTAGTAAGTATCTGTACAACAGGAGCCATTAACGCTTCAGACATTATCTGTATAGCTGCCTTTATGTTCTTGTCCTTGTGGTCCATGCGATTATACATATCTGCATATCTCATCAAAGCAACTCCTCCTCCCGGAAGTATCCCTTCACTTAGTGCAGCTCGAACAGCACATACTGCATCATCAACTCTATCATATAATTCTTTCTGCTCTATGTCAGTGTCTCCTCCTACATGTATGACACCCACGCCACCCGTAAGGGTGGCAATTCGAGATTTTATAAAATCCCTATCTGCTTTCTTCTTTGTATTATTATGTTGAACCCATAGCTCCTCAACTCTCAGGTCTCTCTTGTATACCAAATCCTCATCATCATTATTAATGATGACTGTCTTTGACCTACCCACTATAACCTTCTTAGCTTTACCCAAGTCGCTGAACTCGATAAGGCTTAAATCATCTCCTGTCTTCTCACTGAAGTATGTTGCTCCTACTGACACAGCAATGTCGCTCATCAACTCATGTTGTTTGTATCCAAAGTTGGGAGGTGGTATAGAACATATCTTTAAACCATTCTTTACTACATTAGCTGTTAGCGTGTTCTCCATTTCCTTGGAACAAGGTGCAATGATTAATAACTTTATATTATGTCGGTCAGCTACCAATGGTTTCAATACACCATCAATCTGCATGATACTACTTATCTCTGAGTCAGATACTAATATATGTACATCCTCAAGTATACACTCATCATTCTTGTGATTGTTCACAAACATGTTTGACATGTAACCTCTATCAACTTGTAAACCTTTAGTGGTTTCATAATAAGTCTCAGCACCCTGTGCCTTCTCTACTGTAACAAGACCATCCTTGCCTACCTCAAGATAAGTTTCAGTTATCAACTCTCCCACCTCAGCATCATTGTTCGCTGATACTATAGCCACATCTTTCAACGTCTTGTCAGTTATATTAAGAGAATCTTTAGCTAACATCTCAACTACATAATCCTTAGCTAAGACCAACTCTCTTAGTACCTCAGTACGATTGTGTGTATCAGTAATATATTTATTACCAATATTAATAATAGCTTCAGCTAATACTATCGCTGTGGTTGTTCCATCTCCTGCAAGAGTCGCAGTCCTATCCGCAGCCTCTTTCATTATCTTGACTGCGAGATTCTCCACCGGGTCTACCAAGTCTATTGACTTAGCTACAGTGACACCATCTTTAGTAACTGTGATACCTGATGTGTGATGTGGTGATTCAATTAATACTGTGTTACCTCGAGGACCGAGTGTACTCTTTACAGCATTAGCGAGTTTCGTGATTCCGCTTTCTAACTTCTTTCGTCCTTCCTCTCCGAAGTTTAACTCCTTCGGATTGTATCCATGTTGTTGCATATTGAATTAAATTTAATTTTTACAAAGATAATAAATATCTCTTATGTCATGTGTCAAAAATTTTCCCCTATATATATATATATATTATTACTACTGCGTAACTCTTTCTTATATACGAGACTTTAAAATCGACATATCGACATAAAAAAAAATAACTAACTATGAATCAACTACTTAACTATTTTGAAATCGACATAGAATCGACACTAACTATATTATTATCGACACAGTGAAATAAAAAAGGGACACCATAAAGGTATCCCCTAAACAACATTAAGGACATTTGTTGTTAGAATTTTCTCTTACTCATGATGGTTCTCATCTCTTTCATAGACTCAGCCATCTCCATTCCTGCCGCAATCTGCTCAACCTTTCTCGCTTTCTTCGCAGCTCTCTTCAACATAGCAGCCTCCTCTATTCCTGTAATACTATTAGGTCGGTTATTAATTAACCTACCATCTTTTATTGTTAATCCATCCATGGTATATTATTTTAATTATATACAAAGGTACAAAAAAATATTAGATACCCGTAGGTATTGGGTCCTATGGTATTTCACGCAACGACCCCCCATCTGCAAAACCGATATTTTATTGCCCTCGATTTTGTTTTTCTGTGGTGCCGTCCCAATTTTTTGGCGTTTTGTTTTTGTCTGTAGCCCCTGCCCTGCCTACGTTGTAGCTATTCGCACACGTACGCCCCTGCACCCCTGCCACCTGCACCCCTTTGCCCTCGTATCCCTTACCCCTGCTACGTTTCACACGTACACACGTAGAGAAAAGAGGGAGCCCATGCACCGAAAAAAATATTTTAAATTATTTTG